AGTTTCTATGAACGAAAACTATTTCATGGGCCTCGATGGCTTTGTATGGTTTACTGGTGTTGTAGAAAATCGTAATGACCCTGCAAAACTTGGTAGAGTACAAGTCCGTTGTTTAGGATACCATACACAAGATTTAAATGATATCCCATCAAAAGATTTACCATGGGCTCATGTCATGCACCCTGTCACCGACCCTGCACTGCAAGGTATGGGAAACTCACCTAGTTTTTTACTAGAAGGAACATGGGTAGTCGGATTCTTTCGTGATGCAAACGAAAAACAACAACCACTTATCATAGGTTCATTACCTGGCATACCAGGTTCAACTGCAGATATGACAGAGGGATTTAATGACCCACAAGGACAATACCCATCGGCAGACATTGACCATTCAGGTCATGGATTAAATGAATCAGATGTATCAAGACTTGCAAGAGGACAAGATGCAGAAACTCATGAACTATTAATTAATCGTAGAGGTACTCAATGGAAAGAAATACCTACTGCAACCAAACCAGATGTATCAACAGTATCAACAAATTCTAAAGCAGAAACTGCTGGAACTTTTGATGAACCCAATCCTCGTAATGTAGAAAAGACTGGTGGGTCAACAGGTGTCTATCCTTTCAATCATGTATACGAATCTGAATCAGGTCATGTGTTTGAGATAGATGATACAACAGGTGGAGAGAGATTATTAAGACAACACACATCTGGTACCTTCGAAGAAATTGTTGACACAGGTACAAAGACAGTTAAGGTTGTAGGTGACAACTATGAATTGATTGCTGGTGCATCTAACATTTATGTGAAAGGAAATATTAATTTAACATGTGACGGAACTAAGAGAGAAAAGATTACGGGTGATTATATATTAGAGGTTGGTGGTGACTTCACAAGAAAGATACACAAATCAGAACAAGTTAAGATTGGTGCTGGAGAAGCTGGTGGAAATCTAGAAGAAGAAATAATTGGTAATCATGGATTTAATATTTCTAATTCTGTATCTGGTGCAATAGGTTCTACAGAGAAAGGTACAGCAAAAGATTGCGATATTACTATCGGTGGAAAAGAAACAAGAACGATTGGTGGAACTTATGATATAACTTCTGTTGATAGTTATTCTGTAGTATCTTTAAAAGATGTATTAGTAGGAGCAAGTAATAATATAACAATGTCAAGTGTTAAAGGAACTTCTATATCTTCTGGTACAACCATGACAGTTAAGGCTGCAACAAATCTAGATATTAAATCAGAGGCAGTAGGTACAATGACATTCGTTGGTAATTCAAGTGCGATTAGCTTTACAGGTTCATCAGGCACAATTAATCTTTCTGGTTCAGGTAGTACAATTACAACTACACAAGAAGTCACTGCGAATACTATTGCACTTACAACTCATACACATACTGATACAGAAGGTCTGGCAGCTAACATAACATCAGCACCTAATACATAGGAGATAACAATGGCAGATATAAAAATTGACGGAACAGATTCTACTAAGATAAATCTTGATGTAGATGATTCAAATGATTTAGTATTAAATCTAACAGGTGGTGATAAAGGTTTACGATTACATGTATTAGAAACAATTTATCCCGTTGGTTCTATTTACACCAATGCTGGTGTTGCAACAAACCCTGGTACACTATTAGGTTTTGGAACATGGTCAGCATTTGGAACAGGTAGAGTTATAGTAGGTGTTGATTCAAGCGATACTGATTTTGATGCAGTACGAGAAACAGGTGGTTCAAAAACTCACACATTAACAATTGCTGAATTACCATCACATACTCACACAGCTACTTTAAGAGGTAATGGAGAAAATGAAACTCAAAGTTTACCATCGGCATCTGATAATACAGACCCGAGTAGAACAATGACAACTGATGCCACTGGTGGTGGTTCTGCTCATACTATTGTACAACCATACATCACAGCATACATGTGGAGAAGAACAGCATAATGGTAGACTTTACAACAGCAGATTTAGAGGGAGTAAATGAGTTATTAAATAAAACTCTTACAGATGCTCTTGCACTTAAAGACCAACTGATTGCTTCACATGGAGCAGATGCTACAGCATTATTAAATTCATTAGAATCTAAAGTTGCTGATTTACAAACATCATTATTAAGTATGATACCAGAGTTACCTACTGTTCCTAATGTAAACATGCAAGGAGAATTTGCTACACTTGTTAATTTTGATACATCCACACCACAAGGACTTGAACAGTACACCACACAAGTGGCAAATATAACATCACAGTTTGGAACGGCAATGGCAGACAAAGGATTGGATATTGATTCTCTTGCTTCACAAATACAAACAGGTGGAGATGTTGGTGACTTACTTCCAAACTTACAATTACCAGATGGTGAAACACTTCCTATTGAGTTACCAGCTAATATTAGTTTACCATCTGTAGAAGCTGTAACAGAAACAATAAGTAAAACTTCTAAAGATGGCGTATCATTAGTAACCGAAGAAATAAAAGTATCTGTAGAAGAATCGCCAGGTTATACAAAGGTTACAAAAACTGTTACAAAAACTACAACAACAAATCCTAAAACTGTTACAGACACAACAACTAAAGAAAAATTAAGAGTGAGTGATACTGGTGGTGAAACTAAAAGTTGGAGAAGTTCTGAAACTGATGAGGATAGAGAAAAAAGATATAGAGAAGATAAACTTGCTGAGTATAAAAAAAATAGAACAATCCTACCAGGCTTCTATGAAGATAAAACATATAGAGGAGTACCACTACCATTACAAAGATTTTCAGACAGTTACATTCAAAGTCTTCATGAGAGAGCAAATGGATATGAGCTGTATGCTGATGGCAGTAAGTATTGGCAAGACCCACCAGAGAGACCATATTTGTCTAAAGGTAAGACACTAAGACTTTTCCAAAGTGCTACATATGATAAGGGTATTGAAGATGGTCTTGATGAGGAGATAGCTTTTAAAGATGCACAGTATGAGGGTGATTGGGATTGGAAAAAAGATGCTGATGGAAGAATCTATTATGACAGAAGATATAAAAAACTTAAACTTGTATAACATCTGTTATAAATAATAATTAAATAACTAGAGGTTTCCAATGTCGGCCTATAAAGATGCACAAGCTCATAATGATATCAGTAGAAATACTAGACAGTATTCTGATTTAGATTTATTCTTTACTAAGAAAACTGTAGGTAATGATGTTAATAAAGTAACTGATATACAAGCAGTTAAGAGGTCATTAAGAAATCTAATAAACTTAAATGCTTTTGAGAAACCATTCCACCCAGAGATATCTGGTGGTGTTCGTGAAATGTTATTTGAAAACATGACACCTATGGTAGCTGCTGTATTAGCAAAAAAGATAGAAGATGTTATAGAAAATTTTGAACCTAGATGTAGATTAGTATCAGTTAGAGCAATACCAGATTTTGATAGGAATATTTACAATGTTACAATAGAGTTTTATGTAACTAATGCACCCACAGAATTAGTAGACCTATCAGTCATGTTAGAGAGAATAAGATAATGGCAACAAACGATAAAAGATTAAGAGTAACAGAATTAGACTTTGATTCTATTAAAGATAATTTAAAAACATATTTAAAAGCACAAACAGAATTTAAAGACTATGACTTTGAAGGTTCTGGTATGAACATTCTATTAGATACTCTTGCATACAATACTCACTACTTAGGATTTAATGCTAACATGTTGGCAAATGAAATGTTTTTAGATAGTGCATCACTTCGTTCAAGTGTAGTATCTCATGCAAAAACTTTAGGGTATGAAGTGTCATCTGTAAGAGCTCCCTATGCAACAATCAATGTGAATTTGACAACAGATGCAAATACAAAAACAATGTCATCAGGCACAGCATTCACAACAACTATTGATGGTACAAATTATAGATTTGTTACAATTGCTGATGTTACTTCAAGTAACACAGGTAGTTCTATTCCATTCGATAGTGTAAAAATTTATGAGGGTACTTATATTACAACAAGATATACTGTTGATTCATCAGATATAGACCAAAGATTTTTATTAAACAATCCTAATAGTGATACTTCAACTTTAACAGTTAAGATACAAACATCTTCATCTGATACTACAACTACAACCTATACTAAAGCAACAGACATAACTCAACTATCATCTGATAGCACAGTGTATTATTTACAAGAAACTGATAGTGGTAAGTATGAAATTTACTTTGGTGATGGTACAGTTAGTAAAGCATTATCAGATGGTAATATTGTTATACTACAATATGTGGTTACAAATAAAACTTTAGCAAATGGAGCAAGTACATTTACATCACCATCAAGCATTGATGGTGTTACAACAATTACAGTTACAAGTGTATCAAATGCAACTGGTGGTTCTGAAGCAGAAACAATACAATCAATAAAACTTAATGCTCCATTAGATTATGCAGCTCAAGGTAGATGTGTAACAATAGATGATTATAAAACTTATACTAAAAAATTATTTGTAAACACTAAAGCAGTTTCTGTTTGGGGTGGAGAAGATGGTAGTTATGATACAAGTACGGGAGTATCATCTAACCCAGAATATGGTAAAGTGTTTATCTCAATTAAATCTACTACAGGTCAAAATTTAACAACTGTACAAAAGAGTAACTTAGTATCGGCGTTTGCTCCATTCAAAGTTGCTTCAATTACACCAGTGGTTGTAGACCCAGAAACAACTTATCTAATTTTAAATGTTTCATTTAATTATGATTCAACTGCAACAACATC